TTTCATATAAGCAGTAGTGTTATTCCTACCACCATTTGTTGAATATCCTGCATAAGGTGATGCTTGAGTACCTGACCCAGAATAATTCCAATAACTTCTATAATTTTCAGACAATGTAGGAGCTGATACTGTGTCACCCTGCCATGTTTTACCTTTAAAGTGTGAATTAATACTTATTGCCCCTGAAGATGGTACTGAAGTACCATCTGAAAAAGTTTTACCCCTAAAACCACTTAAACTTATATTTGTTGTTGATAAATCAGTAGTTTTCACGTTATTATATGCTGTAACTATACTGCTAAAAGATATTCCTGATGAACCAATTGCTCCAGACATCTTTACTTATATTATAATTAAAGATATTTATTTTTTTCCTATTTTCATATCTGCTTTCATTTTTAATAATACCATAATAAGGTGATAATATAAAATAGCCATTCCAGTAGTAGATAAAATAACTCTTGGATAATTTACTGGAGCTCTTAATTGACTTTCTGATCCAGATAATTTGTTAACATATACTGGTATGTTTGCACCTTTATAATATCGTGATTTAGCACTCAATAATTCTAACTCGGTTAAATATCCTGGATAATCACCAAATTTATGAATAGATACATATCTTTTACCATTTGAAAAATATTGATATCTTATTTGTAATCTATATCGTCTAAAATCTTTTTTTGTATTTTTAATTGATGATACATTATCTGAATTAATTGTAACTCTTTTAACAGGTACTTGTTCTATTTTTTCTAATATTTTTGTGCTTAAAACTTTACCAATTACTCTTTTGTGTGTAAAATATCTAGGTAGTAATATTGCTACTACTATCAAACTAATTGCTAAAGCAATTATAGCTTTATTACTTAATTTATTAATCATTTTATATTATTAATATAGTTATTTTTATTGATAAACCAGTGTAAATCATTCCTTATTTTATACTTTTTATTTACTTTTTGTTTTTAATGTACGGGTATGTTTTTCAGCTTTTAAATGTGGAGTTTTAGTACTAGTACCTGTTTTATCCTTCATACTATCTGATATAGATAATGCTTCTTTTAAAAGTAAATTTTCAATATCATTACAAAACTGTACAAACATATTGTCATGGGTCGGAAATATTGTACTATCTTTTGGTTTACCATATTTACCAGATAATTGTAAATATTGCCAACCATAAGACACCAATAAATGATAACTTTTTTCATATGTAAAATATTTCTTATCTAACCCAAATAATGATATATAATTCGCTAATAACCCTACTATTAATGAAATCCCCCAAGTAGCCCAATAAATTAAATTTGGTTGATCTCCTTCAAAAATATGTTGAATTGATAATAATGCAGGTGTTAATATAGAACCAGTCTGAATTATAAATCTAAAAACATTATAAATTCCATAGATTTGAGTAATTTGATTTTCATGATAAATTAATGTTTTAATATATCTATTTACAATTATATATTTATAATCATCACTCAAATCAATCGTTTTTAATGATATTATTAAATTGTATGAATTTTGATCATTACAACAACATCTACAACAATATGAATACTTTATTTGTCTGTCTATTGTATCATTTATTAAATCATTAATTTCTTTTGTATTAACTAACGGATTTCCTATATCTAAATCAAAATCGTCATCATTATTAATATTGGATTTCCTTGATTTTATTGTTTTTAACATAATATCAACTGGTAATTTTTGTAAATTTTTAACATTTGTTGTTGCAATAATATATTCATTATCATTGATTTCTTTTGAAATGGTATAATTATATTTTTCATCTACATCTTTTATTTGATAAATTTTAGAATTAAAAAATACATAATCATTTATATTGTATAATGGTTCATATGAATATTTATCCTTATCGAAATGAATAATAATAGAATCATCTCTAAAATTTATACACAGAGAATCTTCAGAATCAAATATTAAAACCTTATTATTTATCTTATATTTATAATCTACTATTAATGGTACTTTCAAATTTTTAGAATTAATCATTTCTAAATTCATTTAATAAAATTAGAAATTATAAATGTACTTCTACCGAGCTATAATTGTCAAAATATATTTTCATAACTAACAATATTAAATGAAAAATACCAAATACAAATGAACATATAAATATAGGCATATCATCCATAAGATAACCATATGTTGTCCATAATATAGAACTTAATATATTTAATAATATAAATAATATTGATAAATCATTAGTCGATTTTGTTTTGTAAGATTTATAAATTTGTGGTATCATAGGTATAACTCCAAAAATACCAGCTAAATATCCTAGTATTAATATCATTTATAAATTAATTTATTATTTATTTAAATTATAAAAATTTTCTATTAAATAATTCTATATCTTCTGTCGGTAATTTTACTTCAATCTCTAAAAAACAAATATTATTTGATATTTCTTGTTTATATGAACTTAAATACCAATAAATCAATAGTTCACTTTTTAATTTTTTAGTAAATTTTTCTACATTAAATATTGTTAATTTATATTTTTTTTTAATTGTTGTAAATGATTTTGATAAATTATCAAGTAAAAATATTAGTAAATTATCTTTTAAAATTAAACTTTCCAATTTATGCTTGAAAATTGCATTCTCATTATTTGAAAATACTAAAAATTTACTATTGGTATATCTAAATGTTACTTTTATATTTTCGTAACTATTATAATCTAATAGTTTTTTAAAACAATTGTGAGTAGCGCTAAATTCTATTTTATCTATTAAATATGATATTGCTTTGTAATATAATACAGGATTTTTAATAAAATTACTTACCTGATTATTTATGTATAATTTATTATTACTTTTACAATCATTTATTATATTATTGTCATTGCCAATTATAAAGCAACTTTTAATAGTATCTTTTATAACACCTATTATATCTCCAGGTCTTAAATTATGTCTATTTATAAATTTTATTCTAAAAGCATCATATTTACAATTGATAAATATATCAGGGTTTACATTTAATATAGTTACCATATAATATAGTTAATATAATAACAAAATGTTTAACTGCATTTTATATCTAAAATAAACAAAATAAGTATTTTTTTTGATAAAAAATTATTTGATATATATATGAATAATCCATATTATTGGGTAGTAAATCCAGCTTATACAGACTATAATTTTGTAAAAAAAAAATTACTTTGCGTAACATGTGAATTTAAGTTAAATACAAATAAGCATAATATTCAGACAATATTATATGATGATGAAGAAAAAAAAAGACAATTTAATATGAAAAAATTAAAACTAAAACATTCTTAACTTAAAGAAAATTTAATATTTAAAATAAATGAATTATCACAACTTCCAATTAATATTTAACAATGTTAAAAAATTTATTAGAACTTTACATTATTATCAAGAAGAATCATTATTAAAATATATTGATTATATTGAAAATTCATATACAGAACATAGTTTTCAATATATTTGTTTACTGTTTGGTTTACTATCAGGACTTTTATGTTCAATATATACATCATTTATGTTAGGTTTTAATAATAGATGGAGTATATATACAGGATTTATGACTGAATTAACAATATCTCAATTTATTTTATTTTTTATTACAACTTTTATTATTGGTTTTATTTCATCTACAGTAAATATTTTATGCTTTAATCTTGTGAAAAAAGTAAATAGTCCAAAAAATATTATTTTAGAGATTAGAAGATCAAGAGAACAAGCTTATATAAATTCATTATATATACCTGTAGAATATAATATTACTGTAGAGCAAATTAATCAAAATGATGATGAAAATGAAAATATTCCTGTAGCTGATGATGTACATGAACATAATGAATAAAATTGAAAAATATAATTAATATTAGTATTAAATAATTTATACTGGATAAAAATAATGATATAATAGAATGTTCAATATGTTGTAACAAATTATCAACATTTAGATCTTTATCAAATTTTCCTTGTATAATTTGTATTGAAAAAGGAGATAAACTTAAGTATGTATGTAAATCGTGTTTATCAAAATGGCCTGATTCTTGTCCATTTTGTAGACAAAAATTAGATCACAAATTAAAAGTAGATACAATTAGAACTCCCACAGGAGAAAAATTAGAAGTAATTGTTAAACAAAAACAATGTTGTTGTTTAAAAATAAAAAAATGCTTTAATAAAAACATGGACATAATTGGAAAATTACCAGATTGTTTCACAATGTACTCTTGGTGTCAGGCAATTACCAAAGTATTACTATTACACATTTCTTTTGGATTCATAGCTTTCGTATTTATATTTGGAATTTGTAATAATAATAATGACGGTGGACTATGCTGGATATGTATTCTTTGTGGTGTTTTAAATATAATTAGTTCATGGTTACTGATGTATTTGATGTTTGGAATAATAAAAGATGAATATAGGGTACATATTAGTATTTTGTATGGATTTATTGCTAGTTTAGCTTTTGTATTAGCTATTTTAGTCAATAGTAATTGTAATATTAATCCAATTGGATTATTATTATTTATCCCAGCAATATGTTCATGGTCATGTTGTGGATATCATTGTAATTTAACAAAATGCGAATAAATAAATCAATGTTTATATTTTGTATAAATATAAATGTATAAATTATTATATAACAATAAATTTTTAATTTGCATTGTTATTTTATTTTTTGTATATATAATTTTTAGAAGTTCATCAAAAAAAAATTCAAAAAGAAAAGTAGAAAGTAGTGATAGTTCTTCCCTTTCTAAAATTAGTTTAGGTAAAGATAAAAAAACTACATCAATTTTACCAGATCCAAGAAAAAGGATTGAAAATATTCATTCTGATATTAAATATTTACAACATTTAACTACAAATAGAAATGATGATCAAATTCGATTAATAACTAAATATGATAAAGAACCAGAAAATTATTTTTACGATTTATGTAAAGAAAAAAAAATAAAATTTAAATCTGAAAAAGTTAATAAATTAATAAATTACGTTGAAGAATTATCCAAAACATTAAAAAATAAATATAAAATTCCAAGACCTTGTGATTTAGCAAAAAAATTAAAATTAAATATAGATAGTTTAGCTAAATTAAATTCATTTTCATATCCATGTGGAAAAGTATTAAAAAGTAAGTTACTTTCACATTATTTTTCATATATTGATCCAAGGTATGATTTTGAATTTCAGCAAATTACAAAAGATATTGAATTAGCATGTTTATATGCTGGTATAAATACACCATTTGATGTTAGAGGATCATTATTATTAGCTCAAAAATTAATGGAAAAAAAAGTTTTAAAGAAATTTATATAATAGATTAAATGAAAAAAACTTCGTATGGAATATTTAAATATTTACCAGATAGTATATGGGTAAAAATTTTTAAATTTGATTCTACATATTACGAAAAATTTAATATTGTAATGAATGAATTATTAAATGTTACAGGTATGTGGCAAATATATTTTCATGATCAGAATCTACGTTATAGTTTTAGCACATCAAAATATCATTCTTTAAAAGAAATTAAAAAATTATGTGATTATTGGAATAATGAATTTTTAAAACAAACATTTACAAGTAGTTATGAACAATATTATGATAAAAGAGATAAATTTTGTTCAGCAATTCATATTTCAGATTATTCAGATGCTGTTATTTATTTTCCTAGATTAAAAGCCAATATTTTATCTTCTAAAATTATCAAAAATTGGGAAAAAAATAAAATGATTAAATATAATGTTTAAATGTTTACTTAAATTTTTTTGTCCTTGTTTATCTATTAATGAATTTGATGAACCTATATATATACCTAAATACAAATATGGAGCAGAGGGCAATAGATATATAAAGGATGATGTATTATAAGATTATAAATGAATGAACAATTCATATTAATTTTAGGTGCAATAACAGTTACTTTATTCATATCAATGATCATTTCAACAGTTTTATTTTGTAAAAGAGTTGAAAATAATTGGAAAAGAATAAATGAAAACAAAGAAGTTGAAATTACTAATATTTAAAAATTTGAATATTTAATAATTAATTTACAAAATATTTATTAATATGGAGATACAATTTGAATATAATAAAACAATAGTTGATTTCGATTTTTTAAAAGAATCGTATAAGAATGGAAGATTAAAAGGTGCAAATGTATTAGCTAAATTATTAAATATTGATGATAATTCTTCATTTAAAAAAGAATTTAATCCAAATCTATTTGTTGATTTTAAAATTAAAATGAAATATTGGAACTATTTTATAATCTTTTTAAGAACTGGTATAATGCCATGTAATTGTGATTATGATATGAATTATCTAATGGAAGAAATAACTAAAATAGGAGGAGCACCTATTTTAGATGAGTATTATATAAAATATTATAACAATAAGCTAAAAAATCGTAAAAAATATAATCCTCAAAAACCTGAAGAAGATTGTAGACAATTATATGATTGGGTTATACAAAAAGATACTAATTTTAAGTTTTTTCAACAAAGCGAGTTAGGAAAAAAATATCAAGCTTGTAAAATATTCAGGGCTGTATCAAATTCAGTTACTGAATATGTTTATTTTAGAAAAGTAAAAGATGGTGTTGACTTGACAAATGAATTTATAGATAATTTTTCTAATGAACAACAAGATTTTAATACTGAAGCAAATGATGCATCTACGAATCTTTCTGATGAACAACAAGAAGTAACTAATCAAAATAATATTATTGCTGAAAATAATGATTCTGATAGGGAAGAAATTAGTGAATGGGAACAGCCTTCAATAAATCAAGTATTATCATCATTTCATATACATTATCAAAATGAACAATAATATACTTTTTTTAGATAGGAAAATTATATTAATGTATTATTTTTTTATTAATTTTTTTTTTAAGAACATTTTATATCTTAAAAAATTAAATATATAGTTTTTTTATTAATTATAATTTAAATATATAATTATTATATATCTATTATGGGTAGAAATAAAAATAAAAAAAATCCTAAAGGAGGTAAAAAGCACAAACAAAAAGCTTCTAAAGATTTTAAAACATTATTTACTGGAAAAATGGTATATAAAAGTATTGAAGACGGACAACTATATGCAATTGTTGATAAAAGATTGGGAGGAAATAGATTACTAGTGAAAGCAACTATTAACAAAGAGTTAAAAGAAGTTCAGGCAGTAATTCCTGGTAAATTTAGAAACAGAATTTTTATGAAGACAAGTGATATTATTTTAATTCAAACTAGAGGTTTTAATAACAATCAATTTGACGTTATATATAAATACAGTGATGGAGAAGTTAAAAAATTAAAAGATGAAAATTTAATAAATGATATTTTAGGATGTGAAAATAATAGTGAAGAAGATGATAATGTTCATATTCAATTCACAAATAAAATTGATGAAGATGAAGATGAGGAAGAGGATATATATGATAATATCTATAATGATTATGATACTAATTATGATAATCATAATAAAGATGAAATAAATTTTGATGACATATAATTAATTTTGTTTATACAAAGCTTTAAAAAATTTACAAATAACTTTTTTATTGATATTTATTGTTTTTTCGAGATCATTTAATTTAGTTTTAAAATTACTATTATCATTACAAGCATCTTTTAGAATAGATTCATTATCTAATATATGATTTAATTCAGTCAAACCACCAACAATTACTTTTTTATCACTATCTACTATTTGAACACATGGAAATGTTTGCCAAGGAACCATTTCTCTTTTATACTTTTCTTTATTTGAATAATTAACTTTAACTAATTTTACATTGCTAAATTTTTTTAATATTTTTTCTGCTTGATTAGAAAACCAGCATCCTTCTAGAATATAAACTAATATTTGCATATATGTTAGAATATAAAAAAAAATTTATGAGGTTTTATAAATATGATATCTGATGTAGTTTTTTTATGTTTAGCTAGTATTTGTATTTATTTAATAATTACTACTATGATGGAGAAAAATATATTAAATCTTGGACAAATCACACAAAATAATTTATATAAAAAACAAAAAAATACAAAAACAGAAATATCAAGTAGTAAAAAATCATCATCTAGCTACAAAAATGAATCTGTAAGTCAAAAACAAGAATCATTTGATATTCTAAATGAAAGTTTAACAGAAAAAGAAACTCAAAATGTTGAGAATAATCAAGAACAAGAACAAAAATTTATATCTGAAGATACTGAAGATCTTATTAATGAAGTAATTAATACTAATGACAAAAATGATGAACTTATTTTACAAAACTAATAATAATTTTTAATAAATATTATTATTACCAATTGCAATAATCTACTTTTAATAAATTAAACCCAATTCCATCTGTTGAAGTCATTGAAGGTTTATGTAATCTACCAGTTGAACCAAATATACCCATTTCTATTAATTGTTTTATTATTTTTGCTTCATTTAATTCTTCTTCAAATATACCGTAAAACTCAAAATCAATATGACTTTTAGTAATATCAAAATATACTATAAAATATATATAATGTATTTTAATATTATAAGAGGGTTTGTCTAATAGCCAATATTTACCATAAGTTATATTTTTTTTCTCTTGTAGATCGTCTATTGTATTTTTATATGATAAAAATCTTCTTGATCTACAATCTGAAAAATATCTCATACTTTTGTATCTATACCAGTCATAATTTAATTCAAACTCCCATGTTACACCTATTGAAACCTTATTTTGAGGTAAAGATCTTAATTGCCTTATCCTAAATAATGTTGCTGCTCTTCTTAAATCTACATCATCATTTGATGATATTGATTCATCATCAGAATCATCTAAAACTTGATCATTTTCATCTACTAATTCTGGCATATCTGCTGTATCAGCTTCATCTGAATTTTCTATTTCTTCAGGCGAAAATCCTTCTAAATTAGTATTCGATGATAAAGAACCCTGAAATATAAAAGGTGAATTTTCAGGTATCGACAGTTGAGGTAATGTAATATTTGGTAATGATGTTGTTGATGTTGGAGATGTTGTTGATGTTGGAGATGGTGTTGCAAATACATTTTGAACTGGCAAAGGTGTATATGATGCACTAGAAAAATAATTTTGAACATGAGGAGCTGGTGGGGGAGTTAAAGGGAA